CCTTGCTTTTCATCATAGTTAGAAACAATACGTTCTAATTTTTCTGCACGTAGTTTACTTCTAGTAGAATCATTATCGTTAGGTACATCTACTCGTACTTGAGGTATACCTGAAATCTTTTGTGCAAGTCTGTCAATACCAGACTGCAACATGTTAGGAGCTGGTAATAAATCAGCATCAGAGGTTTCCATAGTGTTACCTAGTAAAGCTTTAATACCATCAGCACCACCATTAAGAATTGCTTTTATTCTAGCTTTCTGTACTTGACGTTCTTGTACTAATTTACCTGATGTAAGTTCAGAAGCATTTCTAACTATTTCTTGATATGTTTTTGTATCTAGGTTTTCTATGCCCATGGTGCCTCATTTGTATCGGTCATCTTGTAATCTCCATAACTAGGATTATAGTCTAATCCCATGTCAGCAGTATGTTCTTTTTGCATACGTCTAAAAACTTTCATCGGAAACCAACTAGCCATAACTATATCAGTTTTCTCTTTGTTTCTTTTAGAAACAGGTTTTCCATCAAAGTATAACAGTTGTTGTCTAAATTTCTGTACTTTTGCACTACTTTCCCCATCACCAGTAGGTAGATGTATTCTTTTATCTTCAAACAAATCTGCCATGGCACCTACACCATATAGTGGGTCGTGTTTGTTTTTACCAGTCAAGTGTCCTTGTACTGTTATACCACTACGTAGTGTAAATTCTTTTATTGCAGCATCTTGACGTATAGCTGTTTGAAAACCATTTTCTTCTACTATCCAATGTCTACAATCGTATTGATGCGCCCATTCAGCCATTTGGTCTAAGGCAGCTCTAATACCTCCACCTCTTCTGTTTTCTAGGTCAACTAGATATAACTCACCACGGTATTGGTCTATACCCCATAGCACTGATGCTTGATACCCTGATGATGCAGGGTCAAGTCCAGCTACTAAGTATAAGTTTTTATATACTTGTCCTAGTACTAAGTCTGGTCGCATACATTGGTCAATTACATTCATAGTAAATATTTGCGTACCTTCTACGTATGCTTGATTAAAGTAAACCATTTCAAATGTCTGCCTACCACCTGTAGATTCAGCAGAATGTAACCTAGACATTAACCATTTAAACGTTCTTTTGTTTGACCATAACATACAATCAATATGTTCATCTTCTAAGTGTTCTGGTATTGGACAATCTAACTTGTGTGCAGTTTCTACAATGCTAGTAAAGTTATCTGATTCAAGTAAATGATTATACAAATCATCAGGGTGTTGTCTTGACCCAATTACAATTACAGCTGTGTGTTCCTCTTTACGACTTGACAGTGTTGTAGTCCACCATTGTCTAGTACTTTCTCTTGCACCTGGTTGTTGTGTAGTTTGGTGGTCCTCAATATCGTCAGCAATAATTATGTCACAGTCACGTGATAGAATCTTTCCACCCTTACCTACAGCTACCATTGTCGGTGACTTAATACCTGCAACTGTACGAGTGCCTACAGTAAATTGATTCTGTGACCAGTTCTTACCAGAGCGGTTATCTGGCTTAAAAGATGTTCCTGGCATACAATATGCATCTCTAAGTTCTTCGTTTGTGTCAAGCACGTCTAGGACTGCGCTAAGGGCATTCTTAGCTATATCTTCGTTTCCACCTACCCACATGATACGTGTGTTAGGGTTCTTGCATATCTGATATACAGCAAAGTGTATTAACAGTTCAGTCTTTCCATGTCTAGGGGGGCTTAGTATTAACAGTTCTTTACCGTTTTCTATACTATCTATAATGTTATTTATCCAGTTAGTATGAAAAGGCGCGGTGTCATACTGCTTACCTAGTTCGGTTCGGAAGTATTTTTGTCGGAAGGTTGCGAAATTTTCTAATGCTTCTTTAGCGTCAGCTGATAACTCCCAGTCCTCGGCAGCTACAGAGTTTTTAGTATCAATCTTGTAGGCAGCGAGCATGCGACTGACAGTAGCAGAGGTGCAGCCAAGGAGGGAAGCAGCGTGTGCTACCGTCATATCGCCTGTTGCAACTTGGTCAGCTATTCCCTCGCTTACGAAAGCTCGATAATATTGACCTCGTCTAACGCTAGCATAATCGCCCTCGTCAGACTTACGTTCTATGTTAATAGGTTTTTGTTCAGCTTTCTTGTTATGTCTCGAATCTCTTGCAAACTGTCTTTTTTGGCAGGTAGAAGAGTGAAATTTACGCTGTTTACCTGTTAATTTTTTCCTACAACCCTCTGCTATACAGATTACATTGTGTGATGTTTCGACCATAAAAAACTATCTTCCTGTAGATGTTTGCGTAGTGCTAATTATATGGTACTATACTCTCAAATACAAACACTAAACACAAGTAATTTGTTACAGGTGAAGTTGCAATCGGGATGCGGAAAGCTGCTGACTGGCGAGACAGTACACTAGAAAGACAAAGGCAGTACCCAAGGACTTATAAACAGGTTTAGTAAGCTTCAATAACCCTAATGCCCGCTAACGCCCATACGGACAGGGTTTCTTAAAGAATTACCAGCATATTTTACAGACCTTACGTACTATATGTAGAACATCCAGATTGACATCTGGTAGTCATAGCTTATATATAGTAATAGATTTATAGACAGTACATAAATATTCTACATAGGTAACAGACTGTCCTTCCGACTTTCGGAAGTCAGACAGTCTGACACCATATGTATTTATTTTGTAGAGATATGTAGTACTTTACTGTACCTATATATCTTTATGAATAGAAAGGAATATGTACAATGAAGAAACTTAGAATGTATGTACTAATACTTGAGTTACAGATACATGCTATAGTTCTACGGACACGTAGGACTATATACAAACGTATACATCATGAGGAACCTAGCCCAGCGTTATGGTTAACTTGGATGAATCAACGTCTCACTCTCCGACTCTCGCGGAGGTCGTGAGACTTCTGTAAGTAATATATTATCTATTAAAGAAAGGAAATAACAATGGATAAATTTAATAATAAAAAACTATGTCGTGTATGTAAATACCCAATCGTATTCAAGAAAGATGCGTATTGGAAACCTGCTAGCAATGGCAAAACATACCCGCTAAATATACACTATAAAGATTGTGCGACCAAAGTATATCTCGATGGCGAGAATGCTTGGGAAGTATCTAAACGTGAGCTAACACGTATCGATAAAATTAAGCAACTATCTTTATTTAAATAAATAAATTACAGCCCCTTCCGACTCACGGAATACGGGGCTGTATTTAATTTTTAATATGAAAGGATATTATGAATGAGAATGATATAGATTATATAGATGACTATGTAATAGAACAAAAGTACAACTAACTTGAAAGGAAGTTATGGATACTAAAACTATAAACTATTGTCACGAATGTGACACCACACACAATGTGGATTATATATTCTTGCAGTATCACTGCTAGTATATATCACTTGTCTGTCCTTCCGACTAACGCGAAGTCGGACAGACAACTGATATATATAAAATATATATGTCAAGCATAAGCCAATTATAGAAAGGATATACTTATGTCAAAACCAATAGCGTACCCTATGGTATGCGGTATTACAGGTGAACCAATCACCGAGTGGAAAGATGTTACGTTCATCACCACTTACATTAAGGGAGTGAAAGAGACATTCCCAATCCATATCAACAAATGGGCGTTGATGGATTTACATAACGCCAGCCCAACATCTAAGAAGTCTCGTGAGGCTTCTGCATCAGAGGCAGATACTGTCTCTGAGGATGTAGCAGTAGAGGAAGTCGCTGTAAGCGAAGACCTCGAGACTGCACCCTATTAAAACCAAGTAGGTTTTATACTACCTATGTACGTTATGTATGTAGGTAGAATAAAGTCTAAGATAGCAAGAAAGGATGCATGTAAATGGATTAGCTATATAATAAAGACCCATTAGATAGTAGTGAAGTAGCCCACGTGGTAACGTGGAAGTAGCTACTATCTAGTTTATGATTTACTAAAAGAAAGGATAACTATATGAGACCACTAACATTTTATTTTATAATATTAATGATAGCTATGAATATAGCATTCAACTACTAACGAATAAACAATAGAAAGGAATCCTAATGGATATAGTGCAAGTAAAAAATGCAATGGATATTATGAAAGAATTACTTTCAGAATATCAATACGAAAAGCTAGAAGATATGGTCAACATAGCAGTTGGTACATATCATGATACTCAAGCCATTGAAATACAAACAAAGGACTTAGAGTTTCTAAACATCAAACCAAAAACGTGGAAAGTTGATGACGTCTTTGAACCAGATGTCAATGACTCTCCATTCTAATACACTAACTGCCTTGTCTGTCGTATGACTTTCACACTACGACAGACAACGCATACAGAAAGGAACAACATGTTAGATAAACTAACTAATGAACAGTTAATTCGAATCATACAATGGACGCTTAATGACTTAGACTCTTGGAATAATAATAAGAATGGTGTACTACCAGAAGTTAAAAGGTTTACACGTATGTTTGAAGAAGCTATTAACTATCAAGTAACAAAAGCAATCAACTCTATGGAGGAAGAATAATGTTAGAACCATTAAAAATAATACACTATGCCTTAGCTATTAAACATGAGCTAGGTTTTGATGATATAGAAGCAGCAAAAGAAATTGTTGATGAATTGTGGGAATATGCAACTCATGCACAAATAGATTTGGAGGAAGAATAATGTATAAAGAAATTAATATGAAAAACCTTGTATCTAATGTAACAGAATTACAAGAAAAATTAGAACTTATAGGACGATTACAAATAGCAATCGTAGATGAAATTGCAGAAATTAGACCTGACTTTCAAGCTAAGTTTATATCTATAGTATTAGCACAAGATAAGATTCGTGAAGAGTTTACTGAACATATCAACAAAGTTGGTGACGATGATACTAAAACTATGATGATGGAACTTAATGAAATAGCAGAAGACTTAAAGGAAAATACAAATGACGCAAAATAAATACGATAGAATAGACATATTAGAAACATCTATAGTAGACATATTAAAACTACTAGGTAATTTACAAGAACAAATCACAAATCATACACAAATTCTAAAGTTAGTAACTAATTATGAGAAGTTATTAACTAATCATGAGGAAGAATAATGTCTAAAGTTTATACATATATAGATGAAAATACTAAGCATGATATTAATATACTTACAGTTTCGTTTACGTACAGTAGCGATACAAGTGCTGACGATGCTATTGCGCAGATAGACCATATGGTATCACTAGCTAATAGTGACCCATCAATAACATTCGAAGCACATGAATACGACATGTACAGTATGTCACCTTACAGTTCTCTCAGTAACACTGAGTGAAACGCAGTAGAACCCGACAGTTGAGAGCTTTGCCCTTGCTTTCTCTGTCGGTTCTACACTCGCAATAACCGACAAAGAAAGGAACAACATGAATCATATTCATGCAGATAAAAGAGAAACAAAAGACTATACAGTTACGATTGCATTTATAACTAATGATGGACATGACGATAAGACTCACATGCCTGAAGACAGTGAACCTTTAGTGTATCAATTAATTATACCTGCAGAATCTACAATGCAAGCTATACAACGTGGCATGGAGATAGTAACTATAACTAAAGCAGAACAAATGACAGATTATATACCAGGTCACCCTCTTGCAGGAGATAGAGAATCATTGACTATGGAAGAAATAGAAACAATAAGAGAAGTATCTTTAAAAGAAATGATATTCAGAGAATGGTTATCAATAGAACCAACCTCAATACAATGTCATTTAACATCAGATGAAGACCGTTTATTTGATTTAACTCAAGTAAACATTAGTAAAGTACAAGAACGAATCGGCGATGATGTCGAGCAGTTTCTTAAGGAGATAAATAATGATGATGCCTAATGATATGAGACCTGCAACTCCACCTGAAAGGTATGTTAATAGGAAAGGTAAACAACCAACACTATTAACAGATGACAAAGTTAGAATACTTTTATCATCACCTCAAGTGTGGTACATAATTGGTACTGCAAACAAGTGGATTAGTGGTATCAAAGCAAACATTGAGTCTATGACTCAAAAAAATATTGCACACTTATCTGATAAAGGTTCGTTTGTAATAGAGCAAAGGAAAAATAAAGATGGAGTCGTAGACATTTATTGTCGATGGCTTCCTAATAATATGGAAGAAGAATAGAAAGGATATACAATGGAAAAAGATTGTTGGAAGATGATAGGAGCTGTACTCGGTAAGTCAAGACGTGTATTATTACATGGTCCTCCAGGTACAGGTAAAACATACAGTGCTGTTAAGCAAAGCACACCACTGAACATAGATGGGGAACCTAATGTGTATCAGATTACTATGACAGAAGATACTGCTTCTGCAAACTTGGAAGGTTTTTACAAGCCAAGTGCAGACGGTACATTCGAATGGCATGACGGTATTGCTATACAAGCATGGCGTAATGGTGGTAGATTGGTTATCAATGAGATAGACCATGCCTCACCAGACGCTATGACTTTCTTGCATGCAATATTAGATGACCAAGACATAGCAATGCTTACACTTAACAATGATAATAAGGAGACAGTTAGACCAGCTGAAGGCTTTCAAGTTGTAGCTACAACTAACAGTCCACCTGAATCATTACCATTAGCACTTAAAGATAGGTTTCCTGTCAAGATACATGTTGATAGTGTACACCCTAAAGCAATGGCTAAATTCCCAGCTGAATGGCATGATGTTATTCGTGACACTACCCTGATTGAAGACCCTGAAGAACGTATCTCAGTACGTGCATGGACAGAGTTCTTTGCATTACAAGATAAAGGTTTTACTGTAGAGACAGCAGGTAAATTAATCTTTGGTGACAAAGCAGAAGAGTTAGTAGACGCAATACAATTAAGTAACTCTAATGTCTAAGGCATATCCATACCCACAAATAGTAACTAACGAAGAGTGGTCTGTATTAGAAACAACTGATGCAGACCCTAAAGCTAGAACTGATAATTTAAATAGGCAAATGTATGTGCCTATGAATAGGGCTTGTGGAGTATGTGGTGTTAATCACGGCAGAATGATACGTAGACACGAACTAGGTCATGCAAAATGGTCACCTAAAACAAAAGGTAAATTGTTACGTGGTACTAGAAGCGAAGCATTAGATGTATTAGAAGAAGTTAGAATCAATTACTTATTAGGTAGAGCAAAGTTACATGTTAGTGAACCTATGAAATGTATGGAAGAAATTAAATTAGATACAGTAAATCTAATTTACACAGGTTCTATTGCAGATGTAATCTTATATGGTATAGGTTCTTATACTACAGAGTATTCAGAAGCTTCTTATATTAATATGAAAGAAAGTAAAACATATGAATATGTAATGTCTACTTTTAGAAATGCTACTAATAACAACGAGTTAACAGAGATAAGACGTGCAGAACTTTTCTTTGCAATAAATGTTATAGAAAGATTTGTAAGACAAATAACATATCATAAATATGGTCAAACTATTAGCTATCGTAAAGTACAAAAAGCAGCTGAAGCATTGTCTAATATACTTGAAGCCTTTATAGATAAACCAGAACCTGAAGATGTTAAACAACAAAGTCAGCCTGCAGAATCTAATGAGATAGAATCAGATGAAGAAGGTGAAGCTAATGCAACATCAGCAGAACTTAGTGCTTCTGGTTTAGAAAAACGTATGCGTGAAAATTTGATTAAGGAATTGAATTATTCAACTACTGATGGTATAGGTAAATGGGGTGATATGAAAATACATACCCCAACATTAACTGTAAACCTGCAAGGTAGACTTAAAGGTGGTAGACAGTATCGTCCATCAGACTATGGTTATAATCCTAAATACATTAACAGATATTGTATAGATAAAAAGATATTCAAACAAAAACAACGTGTATTAGGTGGTACAATACTTATCGATGCATCAGGTTCTATGGACTTTAATGGCGCAGATATCTTAGAAATTATGCAGATGTTACCAGCAGTAAACATTGCTATGTACAATGGTAGTGGTTCTAGAGGTGACTTACGTATAATAGCTAAAAATGGTATGCGTGTAGATGATAAGTATCTTGATAGACATTCAGGTTATGGTAACGTTATAGACGGACCAGCTTTGCAATGGTTAGCAACACAACCTGAACGTAGAATTTGGGTATCAGATATGCATGTGTTCGGTGTTGGTACTCATTCATCAGGCTTTAACTTAATTAAAGAATGTTACGACATATGTACTAAGAATAAAATTATTAACCTTAAAGATGTAGAAGAAGTAAAAGAACATGCATTAAAATTGAGTGTAGTATAGTGGTATGGAATGTAGTAAACATGCAAGTGTGCTTGAGTTCCTTTCCTCTAGTTAAGCTACATTCATGTAGAGGAATAGAGTGCAGAGAGAATCTGCAACAGGTTTTACTTCAATTATGACAACAATCAACCCATAGTGAACACCTCTACGCATACCTTAGTCATGTATGCCTCGCAGATTGACGTTACGTTACTTCGCGACCTTCGGTAGGTCGCTCGTAACTCACGTCTCATCTGCACGGCATGCATTTTATATAAAAACTATCTATATAAACACGGGGATTAACCTAGTGTAAGTAGGTAGCTTGTAGCACATAAGATTATTAACACTTCACAGTGTTCATATGTTGCACTTGTGTGTTACAAGCTATCTATATGAAAGGAGATATCATGTGATATTAATTAAACACTCTATGGCTGCAACGTAAGCATGAGTAGGTGTGCGATACAGCCACCAGAACCGTTGTACTCTAAGACGATAAGTATTAGACAGACCATACTAGGTAGTCAATACTAGAAGCTAGATGTTACAAACCTGGGAGCATAGGTTAGTAGAATTATGCCCTTACGTTGCACGATTAGGTGCTTGACAAAGAATATAAGATAGTATAATGAATAGTATGGATATACAAAAAATGCTAGCCGAAGCAGAATCAGGCAAACGTAGTGCGATATTAAGTAGAATCACAGAAGAAGCCTTACCATTTTGGGAAGGTTGTGAAGAATTAGTAAGAACAGGACGACCTATAAAACCTTATGTAGTATCAAGACTACTTAAAGAAAACTTTAATATAAAAATAAGTGAGAGTGCAGTTAAACATCACTTTCAAAATGTAGCTGATAATGCCCAAGGATAATAACATAGAAGACTTATTAGCTGAAGTTGAATCAACTAAAATACAACAACTTAAAGCAGATAATCTTCGTCTATTAAAACAATTAGATAAAGCTAAGAATAAAAAAGCTGACCTAATTGAAGCTTTATTAGAAGCAGTCAACACTAACTTAAGGACGTGGGATAAACCTAAAATACCTAAGCCTAAAATTTCTAAAAAAAATAAAGACGAAGAGGTAGCAGTAGCTATACTATCTGATGTTCAATTAGCTAAGGTAACTCCTGACTATAGCACAGAAGTAGCAGAAGCACGTGTCATTGAGTACGCTAATAAGATTGTAAACTTGACAAATCTTCAACGACATGCACACACAGTAAATAAGTGTGCAGTGTTAGTAGCTGGTGATATAGTCGAAGGTGAACTTATCTTTCCTGGACAATCACACTTAATAGATGCAAGTCTATATAACCAAGTGACAGTAGACGGTCCAAGAATATTGACAAAGTTCTTTGACATATTACTTGCTAACTTTGAGGAAGTAGATGTTACATGGGTAATAGGTAATCACGGTAGCTTAGGTGGTAGAGCTAGAAAGGACTACCATCCAGACAGCAACAGCGATAGAATGCTAGGAAAAATTATGTCTATGGTATATGAAAAAGAAAAACGTATATCATTTGGAATACCAACAGGAGACGAACACTGGTTTGGTATAGCAGATTTAGGTGACAAATGTAGATTCTTTATATGGCATGGTGATAACGTAAGAGGTCATGGAGGCTTTCCTTGGTATGGTTTCGGTAAGAAACTACTAGGTTGGAAAGCATTAGCAGCAGCTAAATTAATGCCAGACTTTGATTACGCAGTAGCTGGACACTTCCATACACCAACAACTATGTACGTCAATGACATACGCTTGTGGGTTAATGGTAGTACTGAAAGCTACAATACATATGCACAAGAACAGCTTGCTAGTATGGGTAGACCATGCCAGTACTTGTTGTTTGCTAAGCCAGGTCAAGGCGTAACTGCTGAATACCTTGTAAATTTAGAAGATGCGTGAGTATAATAAGTATATGACTAACTTAATTGTCAAGTCTAAATGGAAGTTAACG